AAATAAACTTCTGTATTAGTTGAAGAACTTACAGTTGTTGAATTTGCTAAACCATTAATTATAGCTGTTCCAGCGACACCAGTAGACTGAATCATAAACCCTCTAAGTCTTGTAGGTCCAGCAAATAATACTTTACTAGATTCGCTACTTGTACATATGACTGGTTTTACGTCTGATTTCATTACTGCTCCTTATTTAATTATTTATGATTATAAAAGAAAAAGGGGCCAAAGTAAACCTTGGCCCCTTTCTGTGGAAAGACTTAAATTATTAAGCCGCTCCTGGAGTTCCGAAGATTCCTCTAGGGTCAGACCAACCGAAGCTGTATCTTTCTCTAGCTTTAAATCTAACGTTACCAGTATCAAAATCGCCTTCAATAGCTGTTTTGATTGGACTTCTAACGAAATTTTTCAATCCGTTAGGAGCGTCAGTAATAATGAAGAATGCATCCGTGTCAGTTAAGAAGTGGTTCACTCTGTAACCTTCAGGAATCATTCCCATATTCAACATAGCATTAATATCATTCTTAGCGAAGTTATTAGTTTGATTTGTTGATAAAGGAGATTTTAAAACTCTCTCAGCAGTAAATTGTAATTCTTTTGGAATAATCAATTTTCTACCTTGAAGAGCGATTTTTAATCCTCTTTCGTCTACGAATCCTGCAATGTCAATTAACGATTGTTCTAAAGAAGTTTCGTTAAGATCGGCTGCAGTCGCTAAAATGTTTGAAAATGTTGATCCATTAGCAAGAGGATGGTTGTTAGCTAAAAGCTGAACTCCGTCGCCTCCTGTGTAATTAGAATCAAAACCATTATTCAAAATGTTTGCTGCTATTGTTTGTTTAGTTTGTGACATTGAACGAGCTAAAGCTCTAGTATATCTAGAAGCTAATCTATCATACAAGTTATCTTCAATAGCTTCCTCAGTAATAGCAAATGCTAAAGCAATTGTATTATGAGTGTATCTTGAAGTGTAGGCTTCAGAAGCTTGATCGAACTGCACTCCTGCACCTTCTTGTTTGATAGCCGCACCCGCAAAACCTGTTAACATTACTTCTTCTTCAAAAGCTCTGTCTGAAGATTCAGATGTAAAGATCTCTGCGTGTTCGTTGTCGTATCTGTTGTATTCCAGGCCGAATAGTGCATTCAATCCTGGCTCTAGTTCTTTAACTAGTTGTGAACGTGATATAGCCATAGTTTATTCTCCTATTATAGTCCTGTTCCTTGATTATAGAAATGATTGCTAATTCTAACCAAGATATTAACGCCTGATGATGTCAGATCGCTATTAGTTATATCTTGAGAAATATCAATCGCCTGAACTACGAATGTAGAAGCAGTTCCTGAAGTCGCAACGTCTAATTGAACTTGCGATATTCCAGTTTGTGTGCTTCCAGATACGTTAGTTACTGAATAGTTTTGAAACAAATCCGCAACTGCAAAAGATGCATTTGCATTAATTTCATAAACCGTCTGTGGACCATCAATTACAAACGCAGTGATGTCTGAAGCGTTTGTGCTTGCTGGATAATAATTTTTCCAAGTCGGCTTTTGAGTTGTTGGATCTGTATAAAAACAACCATTAAAAACACCTACAACAGCGTTAGAAGTTCCAGCAACGTATCTTGTGATTGTTCCAGAAGTAGTCGGTTGAACTAAATCTCCTTGGAAAATCGCAGTAGTATTGTTTGCTGCAATTCTATATCTGTTCTGAGCGTTAATAAATGGACTGCCATTTAATTGTCTAGATGGTCTAAGACCAAATTTTTCTAGTACGTTTGCCATTTTTTATACTCCGTTTTGTTTATATTAATTTACAGTAGTTGACTTTTGCCAAAAAATTATGACTTACGTCCACCACCAAAAGTTACACGGGATTGTCTATCAATATTGATAGGCATTCCTGGTCGTTGTTCCTTCATCAGATCAGCATCAATCGACTTAATCCTATCCTGAGTAATTCTTTTAAAATACTCGGAACGACTTTTGACAATCTCTTCAGGTATCCTTGCCAACACAAGGCCGCCAACCCCTACTAACCCAGCATATTTTCCCTCAGCGATTATTGGATAGTCATGATCACCCATAGAATTTTTAATTTCTTCGGCTCTCACAAATTCCCAACCTTCTCTGAGTTTTTTAGATACGTTTGCAGTATCCTGAAAACCCTGCGATTCTGTTCTAATCCATCTGTGAACAAAACCCGCTGGTGCTTTTGGTGCATCCAGACTTGACGGTGGAGTCCAAGGCTTCTTACGAAGATCCTTATTTCTTACTTCTGACTCGCGTGAAGTTCTATTTTTTATTTTATCGCTCATTTATACCTCCTTCACGTATTTAGCGTATTCTTCTAGTGGCACCCCTAATTTTTTAGCAATAGCCACCTGTGACTTGGTGAGTTTCACAGTTCTGCGTCCTGATTGTTTTCTACCAGCAGAAGCAACAGTTTGGACGGGTTTTCTGTTCTCCTCTGTAACCTCAGATTCCTGAGATTTAGTAAACTTATGAGGATATAAATCTCTCATACGTTTATCTACCTCATTATAATACTCATCACTCTCTGCGTCAAACCCCTGACTTACCAAGTCTTCATGAAGCATAAATGCTGAGTTTGTCATGTATTTATCATTACCAAACCACTCATTTTTTTCAGCCCATGACTTAGCTTTTGTACTTGGAGCGATTGGTTGTTGAGGTGCTTGTTGCACAGGTTGAGCTTTTTGTTGTTCATCAAAGGATTTCTTAGCTGCCTCACGTTCGCTCATAACGATTCGTGCCTTTTCCTTCTCAACTGACAACCTTGTTAGTTCGTCTTGTGCAGTAGCAATTTGTTCCGCATCTTGAGACTCAATGGCAAGCTTTAGCTTAGCTTTAGCTTGAGCACGTTGAGCATCAACTCTTGCGTCAAATTCCTTAATATAGTTTGTGTCTACATCCATATACTTAGATTCTGCATCTGAGTATTTTTTCTGTAAACCTTTAGCATATTCTAAAGCAGCTTTTTCTCTTCTTTCTGCTTCACGTATTTTATAAGTTAATTTATCAATACGTTTTTTTACACTCTCAGTATATTCTTCTAGATTTTCACCTGCTGGTTTAGCTTCTGTTTTAGTCTCAACTTTAGCTTCAACCTTAGGTTGTTCTTCTATTTCTTCAACAGAAATTTTTTCTTTTTCTTTTTCTGCTTTACCATCGTGTGTTGTATATCCTAAATCTACTTCTCCAACATTTAAGTTAGGAGCTTTTTTAGGTTCGTCTTTTTCTTTTAATTCAACCGAAGTTTCATTAGCATCATCTAGATCTAATTCTACCTCTGGTTGTTTTTTTGTTTCTTTATCCATGTTGTCCTCCTATTAGTACATGTGCAAAATATCAGATGGGTTATCTATCTTAGCAATGATTTCATCATCATTAAGAATTCTAACTTCACCACCTTCTATTTTGAATCGGCTACCTGCATATCTTCCAAAGATTACCCATTCACCCTCCTTGCACCACGGACCTAATGGAAACTTTTCTTTGTCTCTATAACAAAGATTTCCCATTTTAAGTACATAGGCACAAACAGTTGTCATTTGGATTGTGTCTTTAGAGTTATCAGATAGAATAATTCCACCTTTAGTTTGAGCTGGCCCAGCATAAGGCAAGACTAAAAGTCTCCAGCCTGTTGGCTGAGGCATTCTATCTAAAGTAGATTTATCTATTGAGTTTGGATTGAGAACTTTCTCAACCACTTCCTTGTCTTGGTAAACGTCTTTTAAACCTTCGTGTATAGAAGGTATATCAGTTGTTACTGTTGTCGTCATCTTCACTATTCTCCCGTTTCAGCAGGTCATTAAGATCCTGAAGCAGAGTTTCTAAAGCTCTGAGTTGACCCCTAGCATAGTGAAGTTTATCAAGCGTGTCTATACCATAGCAAAGTTCATCCTTCATTAAGGTTAAACGCTTATTTATTAGTTTTTTTATATCTTGGACTGTATTATAGTCAATCATTTATTTTAATAAAGTTACTAAACATTACCTTTTTTTCACCTTCATAGCAAACAAAATAATCATATTGTTTAACTTCATTTTCTATAAGGTTTAAATCAAATGATTTAACATCATCTATTATAATTAATTGTTGTTCTGGAGCTCTTTTAATAAAAAATTTTATTTCATTTAATATAGATTGTGTATCATGTGGTCCATCTAATAATACAAAATCATATTTATTAATTAATATTTTCTTTCTATTATAAACTGGATAACCATTTGAAAACTTGTCAAAGAATTCTGTATCTTCTAAATTAACTAAATTAAATTCTGGATAACTGTGTGACATATAAACTAACATGTCTTGTTTCATTTTGTTATTATATCCTGTGTAATCAATGTTTAATGATGAGTCAGATTCGTTATATGGAATATCACCATAAGGATCTATTCCTAAATGTATTAATGGAGTCTTTTGATGTTTTCTCCAAGCATCTATTATAAGCTTACTTGCAAAGCCATCCCTTACGCCTATTTCAATTGTATTACCTATTGGGTTTTTTAAAAATTGAATAGCTTGTTCAATTAAATCATACTCAAGACTATCACCTTGAGGCTCGTTTGATTTAATTAACATTTTTATTTCTTTTAATTTTTCTTTTTAATTCTTGTCTCCAGATCCAATAATCTAACCAAGCTGAGAATTTTTTAATTAAATTAAATATCATTTTTTTAATTTCTTTTTTAATTGTTTAATTTGTTTTTGCAATTTAAAAATAATGTTCTCTAAATCGTTTGGACCCTTATCTTTAAAATTCATATTAAAATTTCTTTTCTATTTTTAATATCGGTTTATTTATATTAGGTGTATTTACACTATTGCAAGAAGAAAGCAATAACAAAATAACTAAGTACTTCACTACCCGTTTTCTTGTTCTTTAGGTTGTGGTTTATTAGCCATTGTTCTAGCTACAGATTCCGCTGATCTACCTACAACATAACCACCAAGACCTATTTGTAATAATGTCCAAACGTCTCCTGGAAGAGTTATAGTTATAGAAGCTTTAAAGAAAAATAAGATTACTGGTCCTAATACATAGTTCCATATTAATATAAATATTAATACGTACATTAGTAATGGTCTCCAACTAGATGCAAACCATCCAGCTTTTGCTTCTGCTTCAATAATTTTAGCAGCTGCTGTTAATTCTTGTGTATGAGATTGCATCAATTGTGTTTGCAATTGTGCTTTTAATTTTTCTTGTAAGTCTTTATCAGGTACTGATTTTTCAATAGTTGAAAATAATATTTTAGCTAAAGGGGCTACGGCGTTTAATACAGGTAACATAATTATAGTTTTTTTAAGTTTTTATCTACTGGTGGTATTTGTGGCATAGGTCCTTTTAAAGGAGGTGGTCCAAATCTTTTACCAGGCATTTGTTCTTTTTTACTAATCATTGTTTATTTTGTTTCTCTCTTGCTAGTTGAAGTTTTTCTTTAGCAATATTCAATCTATCATTAGATTGTCTATCTTTGATTTGAAGTTCTTGTTGTGTCATTAAAGTATCAACTTTAAATTGAGAAGCGTTTAATGCATTGTCTGTTAAAACATTGTTTTGTTTAATTTGTAAATCCATTGCTCTAAGATCTAATTCTCTTTGTTTCAATGCAACAAGTGGATCTACTTTCTGTTCACCTGCAGCTTCTGCCGCTTGTAATTGTGCAGTAAGTTCTACAGTTCTTTGTGCAATTAATCCATTCATCTTAACAGTAAACATTTCTGGATTTGTTTTTGCTAATACTTTTTCTGCTGGACTTGCAGCTAATGCTTCTACAACTTCTTGAGAAGCTTTTTGTGAAATGTGTTCTGAGATATGTCCTTGTAGTAATGCATACACAGCAGGATTAATTTGTACCATTCTTGTTTTAATAAACAATGAGTGTGCTGCTATATGTGCATCATGATCTTGTGTAGGAAATGCTTTTGGTAATTTCATTTGTAATGCTTCCATGTTTTCCATAGCTGGATCTTTTGGAAGTTTAGGTTCTTCTGGTTTTAATAACTGTTCTATGTTCTGTGTACCTAATGCAGAATAAACTCTTCTGTAAGCTTCTCTAATGTCATGTAACTCTGGAGCTGACATTGCAATCTTTAATGTCTCATTAGCAAGAGTAACTCTTTGTGATAATGAAAATACATTTGGATCTGCAACTGGAATAACATCTACTCTGTCATCAAAGTCTGTAAGTTTTACAAAACGATCTCCACCATAAACTGCATATGGATATACAGGAGGTAAGTACGTTGCAAATATTTTATGTAACAATCTAAATTCAGTTCTCATAGAATAATAACATCGCTTATGAATAGCTGACATTACTCTTGAGCCTCTTTCTAATAATGCAATGGTTGTTCCAACAGCAGCTTGTTGATTACCATCACCAACTTGAACATCTGCTATAGCTGCAAATCTTTGTCCAGCTTCAACACAAAAGCCCATTAATTGATAAAGCACGGCACTCGGTTCTTTAAATGGAAGTAATTGAAATTGATCTTTAATGTTTCCACCTGGTGCATCTACATCTCTAAACTCACCTGGTTGGAATGGTTGATCGTCATCTCTAATTCTTAAACCTCTTGCTTTAAATCCAGCTGGTAAATTTGCTAATGTACCTGCATCTAATAATTGTCTTAGAGCTTGAGTTGCTGATCTAGATAATCCACCAATCATGTGAATTAAACCAAAACCATAGAATCCTAAACCTGGTAAAAACTTAAAGTGTACAAAGTAATCTTTTCTAATCTTTAATGGATCCGCTTCATCCCAGTTTCTGTAAATAGATAATATCTTTTGTGAACCTTCATCAAGAGTTACAATGTAAGGGATCTTAACATTTTTATCTTTACTGTTAGATGTGTTTTCAAATTCTGCTAAATCTAAATCAACATGCATTTCTAATATATTAAATTGGAAATCTATATTATTGCCTGGTGAACTAGTTCCTTCTAATTCATTGTATTTCTTTTGGATGTCACTCTCATTAGGATTTGTTTCTTGTAGTTCTACATCTCTATAAAAACCAGCTTCTTGTTTTTTAAGAATGTCATTCTCAGACATCTTAACTATGTGTGTAATTCTTTCACAATCTTTTAAATCTGTTGCGTAGTATGGAACCACTAAATCTTCTGCTGGTATAAACTTAGATACCGCACGGCCCATCATTTCATCATAGTAAATCTTTTTAAATGCAGATCCTGCAAGTGGTAAATAGAATAATAACTGATCAAACTCTGGAGTATATTCTTCCATCTTCTCCATTAACATATAGTTCATGAAGTCTTCTACTCGTTGAGCTTGGTTCTCAACTTCTTGATTATCCTCACCAATCACCTGTGTTCTAACGGGTCCTGATGCTGGTAATAATTCTTTATAAGCTTGTGCTTGAAATTGTGTAACGGCTTCTGCTAGTAATGGATGAGTCACGCCTGACGCTCCTTGGAACGGTCTTGTCTGATCTCTATATCTAAATCCTAATAGATCTAAACCACTTACGTAGCCTTGTTCCCAATCTTGTCTAGATTCTTTATCTCGTTTGTAATCACTTAATAACGTATAAGAAATTTTTTCAAGAGCTCTATCATCCATGTCTTCTGCAAGGTTACGATAGAAATCTTCTTTAGGTTCTTCTTGAACTGGAATCTCTTGTCCTTCAACTTGTATATCTACAGGTTCTGCAGGAACAGACATGTCTGTCTGCACAGCAGATGGATCTATTTCTCCAATCGGATTGTTATCTTCAATTGCCATAGTTTAATATAATTT